TTGTAATAGATGAAGATTTATTTGCTTTGAGTGAGTTAATTCAATGGGTCTGGAGATCAGCAATTAGAGATGGTAATTCAATAAATATCTATATACCTTCTTCAAGAATGAGAAATTTATTTATTGAGTGGTTAAATAATGAAAATATATAAAAGGAAAGAAGGAATATAATAATGAATGATTTTGATGGTTTAATAATGCCTATGGAGTATAATTTAGAGCAATTACTTTACAATTATGATTTGCCAGTAGAACATGAAAAATTTCAAAAGCTAATAAAAAGATTTATAAAAGATGTCAACTTGATAACATCCGAAGTTGTTTATGGGATAGATATTAAGGATTTAAATTAATGAACATAATATAATAATTTATTTGACTTTACATCCCTTTAATGCTATAATTAACACATGGGCAAGGGATAGGTACGGGGCATCATTTACATAATAACAATTTTCACATCCTCCCTCCTATCCATACTCTAAAATTTATAAAGAAAAGAGGTGAGAATAAATAATTAAATATATTGGTCAGTATACAATTTTCTTTCAAGAAAACTCAGATGGAACTTCAAGTAAAAATAAAGATGATAATTTTCTCAAAGCCAGATACAATAGTGAAATTTTCAGGCATAATGATACTACTATTTCAATTTATCTTCCATCTGGTTCAAGTTCAGTTAATACATTGCTTCCTAAATTTGAAAAAGAGAATATTAAAGTATGGATGCATATTTCTGGTGATACTTGTGAAGAAGCCATACTTAGATTTAATGAAGATGACATACATAAAGTCCATGGTATAATGAAATTTATGATCAAAGGTAAAAATGAGCAACTAAAAGAGTACAAAAAGAAATTAAAAGAAGCAAAGTTAAAAGAAAAACTTAAATTAGAATCTAAATAATATAAATATAATAATTATATATCCAATTTAACAAAATAATAACCTTTTAAGGCGTTAGTGATTTGACATGGAACAATCTTACCCAAATAACTTTTGAAAGCAATCTGAGTCAATTTAAATGAGATTTATTATTTTGGTAAAAACCCTGTATCCCTTGTATACCAATGGTTGTAGAAGTTTATTATAACAATTACAAATAACCACAAAATCAGTATATCGACCCCCTTATTTTTAATTATAAATGATATAACTCAAAATCAAAATAAAGAAAGAGGTATCCAAAATGAATCAAAATAAAAATATCAATTATAATAAATATACAACAATTTTATTTGACGGAGTAATCCAATTAGATGACTCTGGAAATAAAATGAATTACTTAATTATAGATAAAAACAATAACTCAAAAAATATTACAAAAATTCTAGACACAATTTATAATTCTAAAAATATTGATAAATTAATTAGAGTCCATGGTTTAGTATGTGAAAATAATGATACATTCAATGGATTTGCTAAATTACATATTAAAAAAGATATATTTGGTATCGAGAGCTATCATGTGGGTAACTTTGCATTAGATTTAAAATTAGATTTATTAGTTGGCAAAGAGGTAAAAATCCTCCTAGAAGATTATACAAATTCGTTAGCTACGGAGGACAGTCATAATGAATCAAAAGCATCATAGTAAGGAGGAATATAATAATAATGAATATAATGATTCCTGTACATATGAAAATTGCAATTATTGTGGAGAAGAATTTATACATATAGAAGACATTTTAGTTGATACAATATCAGATGTATATATATGTGAAGAATGCTCAATTATATACAATATTAATGTGATTAGGTGTAGGGAGATAGATTGAGATTAAAAAGATCAATTGATGCGATTTGATGGGATAGATATGATTATCTATTGTGCCTATCCCAATACTTTGTTTGATAGTATATTTATAACATAAAAATAATAATAGGAGGAATATAATAATTGGGAGTAAAATTACAAAGTACAGAGACATATAAACAGAAAGTGTTTGCTAAACGTGGTGATAAAGTTAAAATACTTAGTGAATATTTAGGAGGTACAGAACCCATAGATTTTGTCTATCATTGTGAAAAACATGGAGATACATATAAAACTCTTAATGCTAAGAATATTTTAGCAAAATGCTTCCAACCATGTAAACAATGCGATTTAGAATTAAAAAGTCATAAAGCGAAAATAGCTATAAGAGATAAAAATGGTCAACTTAAAAGATTGCAAGAATATTGTAAATCAATGGGAGGAAAATTAATAAGCACAAAATGGACAATAGCAAAAGATTTATACGAAATAGATTGCGGAATTGAAGGACATCCCAATTTTTGGAGTAATGCAGATAGTTTAATGAATAAACCACAATGGTGTCCCACTTGTTCTGGTAGAGATGGTGATTTTCAAAAAGAAATGGAAGATATAGTGAGCAATAAAAACGGAACGTTATTAGGGAAATATCAAGGGGCATCTATACATATACCAGTGAAATGCAATGAGCATAATTACATATGGGATATCATGCCTTTAAATCTTAGAAAAGGTCGCTGGTGTCCTATTTGTAACCTACATTATTCAGAAAAGGTTCCATATGACTATTTTATAAATAATAACTATAATATTAAAGTTCAATTTGTATTTGATGATTTAAAAGGTGAAAATAATGAATTATTAAGATTTGATTTTGCTATTTTTGATGGGAATAATATTTTACTTGGTTTAGTTGAAATTGATGATGAAGAGCATAGGTATAACCATACTCAACCAAGGAGGGTAAAAGCAAGACAAAGGGATAGAGAAAAAGATCAGTACTGCATAGACCATAATATTCCACTATTAAGAATTGAGTATTATAACGGGAGAAAAGAATTTCAAGATTACGATTGGTATTATAGTTATTTAGATGAGCAAGTGAAAACTTTTCTTAAACTGATAACTAAAATTGAAATAGCATAATAAGGAGGAAAATAATATTGAGTTTAAAGAAGCAAATACATATTTATTCTGTAGATACATCTGCATTTTATAACAAAGAAGAGTTAAGAGTACATAAACATTTAGGTAAATTATATAGATATAAATTTGATTTGCATAAAAAAAGAAATAAATTAAAAGGAAAAAATGAAGAATTAAACATTTACTATTCAAAACATATTTCTAATGCAAATAAAATGGCAAAGAAACTTAAAGATAAATTGTATACTGAATTCAACAAAAACAAGTCTATAAGAAAATTAATTCCAGAATCTTTAAATAAAAGGAATATTATTTCAGTCTTTGATTCTGTTTTAACGAGAACAATGCAAATACCAGAAAATACATTGTCTATTGATATAATGATAGTTCAAACATTTTTCTTTGATATAATAGAAGACATTATTTTAGATGGATTCGTGTACGGGAAAGATAGATATGTGTGCCTCACAGCTAGTGCTGGTCAAATTAGAACAAAGAAAACAGTATTTATTAAAGAGAGTTCATTAAAAAAGTATCAAAATACATTAATGTGTGGTTTAACTATAGACAAAATAAATGAATTAGGTGGAGTAAATATCAACAAATACCTAGCCTATTTAGCCCTCTGTAACAGTGCAACAGATTTGTGGCAAGGATTTGATATTAGAAAATCAATTGTTGTAGAAGACTTTGAGACTATGGTTAGAGGCACTGTCGATCTAATTAATGATGAAACTTATTCTATTGAAAGATTAGAGATGGATGTTCCAATTTCTCATACAGATGGTTGTGGAATGTATTTACCTAGCGTTAGTAAAAAAGCTATGATGGTTCGATTACCTTGGATAAAAGGACTTTTAGTACCATTTTCATTTGATAAGTTTATAAAGAAAACTAATAATAATAAAGATGGCAGAGAATATGGTATTATTAAAGATATATACGGTAAGTCACATGACATTTTAAAAGAAGGTATAGAAGTAATATTTACAAAATCTCAATTCAAGATGTATAAATATTATAAGGATTGGGAGCAATATATTAATAACTATGTTGAATATAATTGTCAAGCAGGGATGTGTAATGAAGAAGAAGATATTATAGGTAACGCAAAAATAAATTATCAAATGCTTCAAACACTTACATGTATGTCAAATGAAGAACTAGAAATAGTTGCTGAACAGTCTAAATATAATATTATTAACATCGGCAAAGACAGAAAGACAATGCTTAAAGTTTTAGGTGTAACAAAATCTAATACAAATAAAAATTACATCCAACAAGCATTAGATATTTATCCTGAATTATTACATGATACATATAGTAGAGAAATACTAAAACAAGTTAAAAAAAGTATGGTAATGTCAGCTAGGGCCGGAAAATTAGATATAAATGGTAAATACACGTTTATAATTCCAGATATGTATGCACTTTGTGAGTATTTGTTTAAAGGTGAATTAAATCCAAAAGGGTTACTTAATGACGGTGAAGTATATTGTAATTTATATAAAAACGAACCAAAACTAGCTTGTTTAAGGTCTCCTCATCTTTATCGAGAATGGGCAGTAAGAAGCAATGTAATAGACGAAGAAAAGAATAAATGGTTTATTACTAAAGGGTTATATACATCGTGCCATGATTTAATATCCAAAATATTACAGTTTGATGTAGATGGAGATAAATCGCTAGTTGTTGCAGATCATACTTTAATTGAAGTTGCAGAGAGAAATATGATAGATATAGTTCCTCTATATTACAACATGAGAAAAGCACCAGCAGAAATAATTACAAATGATAGTATTTATAATGGACTTAAAACTGCATACACTGGTGGAAATATTGGAATGTGTAGTAATAATATTACAAAAATATGGAACAGTGATAATGTAAATTTAGATGTTATTAAATTGCTTTGTATGGAAAATAACTTTATTATTGATTATGCTAAAACACTATATAAACCAGAAAGACCAAGCAAACAAAAGGAAATAATTAATAGTTATACAAAAGCAAAAACCCCTCACTTTTTTATTTATGCTAAGAAAAAAGATAAAGATAAAGTTGAAAAGATTAGCAATAGTATTGTAAATACACTTGAAAAAATTATTCCTAATCCAAATATTAATTACAATGCAGAGAATTTAGGGAAATTTAACTATAGGATGTTGATGAACAATAAGAAAATTGAGTTAAATTTAGAAATAACAAAAAGATATTCAGAATTGGATCTTAAAAGTCATTTTATGATTACAAAAATATCTGATGGTGAAATTGGAAATTCCGTATATTTGTACAAGGAAATAAGAAATAAATTATTAGAAATTAACAATGATGTTAAATATGTGACAGATGTATTGATTGAATATTTGTATGCACATAAGAAATACAATTATAAAACTACATTGTGGGAGTGTTTTGGTGATATAATTATTGAAAATTTAAAGAAGAATATTGCTGAGAATTCGATGCTTTGTGAAAAATGTGGTGTCAGAATTGAGCGAACTATTAATAATAAAATGTATTGTGATAAATGCCAAAAAGAAATTTGGAAAGAATATAATCGTCAAAAACAAAAGGAATATTATAAAAACAAGAAAATTTCTGTATAAGCGTTAAATCGCTGAAACCTAGTTGCACCAAGGGTTGTAGCGATTAATAAATAAAATATAATTTATTATAATAGCTACAACCCTTGTGGTTCTAAGTGTACGCCTATTTTTAATAAAGCTACTATAAGGGAAACATAGACTAATTTACAAACCTAAGAGGTATGAATGCCCTTTATTAAGGTATTGGTCGATTGCCTTAAAATTTATTACGAATAAAATAATCAACCCCAAAAAGGAGAATCAATAAATAAATTTGCAACCAATTTCAAAACAAGAAATGGACTACCTCATAGAACGAAATATCCTCAAACAGACACATGGAAACTACGGAGACAATCTTGTAGTGACAGGTAAATTTGGTAATGCCAGAGGTAAGACTAGGTATATAACAACACCAGTTTATAATTATTTGTTAAGGTTACAAGAAAATGATAAACAGGATGTAGATAAGATTAAAGACAATCAAAGATATTTGTTTAATAATAATGATAATAATAATGTCTCATAATGGATAAAAATCTAATACAGAATGGTGGTAATTAATATTGCAGATGTGTTCTAGTGACACCAATTGCCTAATGCAATATTCTAAAAAATTATTTGAGTCTAATGATGAGGTTCACAT